GTCTACCCTATATGCGAGTGTGCGAGTGGAGAAACTCATACGCGGAATGAAAGTGAAAGGTGTGCAGCCGCAAGGTGGCAACATCGACCGACCCGGCTCCCCTGTGATAAAAATAGTACGTCAAAACTATGGTTAGTAGGGCCAGTATACAAGGGATGACAGCCCTTCTGGTATGGATTGCGCTGAAACCGAACCATTAAGCGCATGGCGGCAACGAACTTCGAAAACCTCACAGATGAGTATGGCGCACACTCTAAGTGCGCCTTTTGTTTGAAAATCAATTTTAAACCCTTAAATATTAACAAAATGAGTAAAAAGCTAGTAACAAAAGATGAGAAAATCATCAAACAAGTTGAAAATGCTTTAGGTGATGTGCCACACGTCACATTCAAAGCAAGTGATGGAAATATCGTTCTCGCAGTATGCAACAAGAACGGTGATGCGTTAGTAAAAGCAATGTGTAATATTGCTGAACATCTCGACAAAGTACATTATGGTGTATTACGTGGACATTCGGAGTACTCTGTACCGCAACAAATAATGACAGATCTTGCTAAACGTTCTGAAATATGAGTGGATTATTTGTAGGTTTTATCATTGTAGTATTAATCTGCATATTTTACTACGAAGCGTTTCGTGGGTCGAGTAGAAGCGACAGGTCTTCTACAAGTGAATAACATCAAAAAACATTATCAAAATGACATTAGAAATCTTAGAGCGCTTCCATATAGCATTAACTCTCATCTTCTTAGTATGGGCACTTGTGCTCATATATAGAGTAAACTCTGAATTAAAAGCTCTTAAAAATGAGCAAAAGCGTCATGACAACATCCAAAAAGTTGTCCTTGAACAAGTGGACGAAATCAATCAAAAAATTTGAACAATGGAAACAGTTATCAAATCTGTAAACGAGCGCTTAGAAATAACGTGCGTAAAAGAAGTAAACCTTGAGTGGAAGAACAAATTTAATGCGATTATCAATAAACAAACAATAAAAAATTGGTGTAAAGATAATCATATTTTTGCGATTAACATTTCACCAAGAGATGGTCGATTCTTCGTAGAAGTTAAAGAACTAGCAGAATGCTGTAAGGTTAGAAACATCAGTGAAGCAAGAGCAAGATGTAGAGACCTAATTGCATTTGTCAACGATCTTCCCGAAGTAGATTCAACTGATTCCAGCAACAAACAACTAGAAGAAGATAAGAAGTTTGTTAGAGAAATAATTGAAACGTGGGATGAGACTAATACTCGTATGGGTACATCGGGTGCAATTCTACTCGGAAGGGATTCAGATCTATCATTCGAAGTACTATATAGACGTATTAGTGAGTCATTATTGAAACAAATGTTCGAAGCATGGCTGAAAGAGTACGACAAATAAACCAACAGAATCCACCACTTCCTAAAAAGAAGCGAGTAGATTCTAAAGGAAACGACAGTCGCCGTCTCTTCGTCAAGAGCGGCACTGCCACTCTCTTACTAGCTAAATTGCCGTCTGAAAATGCGGCAAAAATAGCTCAGATTGATATCTCCAAGGTTATTAAAAATCTCGGAGGTGAAGAACAATGCTCATATTTGATTACAAAATGACAGGTATCACATATGGTATCTTGAAAATGATACTGTACTCTGTAGTATTCTCTGGATTAACTATACTAATACTAAAGTTATGGAAGCCCAGAGAATAAATAACAACTTAGAACCAGGATTTTGGATAGGTGTGGCAATCATCATCCTTATTCTGGTTCTAAGGAACTGCAACCCAAGTGTTAGTGGGCTATAATGTCTGCACGAGTTTAAACGTTTAAATTTTATCAAAAATGGAATATTTAAAAGAAGGAGATTTCGTACGAACAAAAATGGAAAACAGTAATGTTCTAATAGGAGGACTACTGATGGTAGATGATGTCGAAGGTACACAGGTATATGTACATCATGTACCTAAAAACTCTATTGGGTCATTCGCAAGATTACGCAGCCGATTGAAAAAGTTAAAATGCATCAAATTGCAACTACCCGTGGATGACTTAGAATGGTTGATAAAAAATCGTCCATCAGTCATTACGCATCCATCTACAAAAAGATGGGAAGATGCAATTGATAAAACAGAGGAGCTCACGTCAATGCATCGTGGTAAATATGATGTGACTGTATTTTATAATCCACACTCAAAAATATCGGTGGTAGTAACTGAGCCAATATTTTGGAATCCGTATCGTCTGTCTTCGTTACGCCCAAAAGAAAAAAAAGTGGCAGCAAGATGGAATAATATCTACGTAATATGAAGACGCCAAAGCCAGGACAGCTGTGCACAATAAACAATGCTGTCTATAGAGCAAAACGTAGAATAAATAAATGCTATGGATGTGCACTAAATAGCATAACGATGTGCCCAAATGTAGTGGACTCGCGTAATGGAACACCGTTACTTGAGTGTGCTATAAATGATATAATACTCGTGAGAGTATGAATGTCCTTTTAATTTTATTCATTATTGAACTCCTCTGCTGTGAAGCACGGGAGTTCATTACAATATTGCATAGAAATCATCTAAAGCGGAAACCTCAAGCCCGCAAGTACAGAATCTGGATTTTATCAGTTAGTCAGAATTAAATGAGGAAACTGAATACAACGTCTAGACAATCTCTACTGTACGAATGATGAGAGGGTGCAATTGCATTAAACGCGGACATATGTATACCTGTCCAACTTAGATAACTAAGTCGAAAAGACGCTCTTCTAATCGGACTCAGCACGAAGTTATTCTAAGACTCAGTGGGTCAAACTGAGTATAGTGGGAGTAGCTTAATAACCATCAGAGCGACAGATTCTGCATCTGTAGGTAGTGGTTGGAATCCATTCTCCCACACAACGCTGTGAAGCGTGTGACATTTCTTAATTGATAAATTAATAATGTGTTAAAGGTTTATTTTCATAGTACTTTTAATGTTTATTTAAGTTATTTAAATGAAAGTGTTCATTACATGTATACTCTGTCGTGAGACAGGGTATACTTTTCACAGCAACAAATACGTCCGAGGGATTCGCTACAGGCGATATTAGCAGGAGGGTGGTGCATAGTTGGGGTATGATATCTAACTCAACTAGATAGGACGTTTTACTAAAGAGGTTTAAGAGACTGTACCGTGCATAGGATAGAATCGAGGGGAAATGCCTACCCTGCCAGATCCTATAAACAGTCTCACCAATTAGGTAGTTACAATCATAACAGTGGTTATGTAGGGCGTACTCTGAAAAGGACTCAAGGCTCGTGTTTTTTTACCTCTCCCCGTGTAACTACCTACCTGGTCTCTTCGTCTATCGGTAGGACATAACATTTTCATTGTTAGAAGAGGAGTTCGACTCTCCTAGAGACTACAAAACTCACCAATATTTACAATTATGTGGAAAAATGGTCAATTGGTCACATTAAATGGCAGTGTTTATAGAATACATAAATGTCGTTATAGTTCAGGCTATACTGCATGTATGTTTTGTCAACAAGTAAATGGAAAACCACCGTGTATTGCACGATTTGATTATCCAACTAAAAAGACAACGTTTGATTTACGCAAATGCTATAAAAATATGCCACCAATGTGCATCCCAAGAAAGGTTATTCCAAGTTCCCTTTAAAACTGGGTTTCGAAACAAAGTTTTAAAATTAAATCGTTTATCAAAAATGAGGAAATTTATTTTCTTTCTGTGCAGCATGTTTATGCTTGCACTTGGTGTTTCATCGTGCAGCGACGGAACGCCTAAAGTCTGGACGCAGACTGAGATTGAGGAAATCTCTAAAGAGTCTGCTCGTGTGATCTACTATGAGTTAATGAATCCAACATTTGAGAATGTTGGTGACGTTGCTCACTATCAGGAAATTATCGAAGACGGAAAGTCTATCGATAGTACGTTCTCAAGTTTACCCGTATCCACGTTAAAACGAGTAGCAGATGTGTGTATCAACAAATCAGGTGCAACTGACAAAAAGCAGATTGTTAATGAATACCTAAAGAATATATCTGTGTATGATAACATGTCAAAAGAGATTACACCTGCTGATTCGAAGGATAATAAAGCTGCAACCGATAGTGGAGGGTCGGACGTTACCAAAAAAGACGGTGTATTTGAGACTTCGTATAATTACTACACCGATACGGTCGACGGTAATGCGGTTAAAGTACAAGTAAAGACAGAGAAGTCGTATGTCAAAGAGTAACGAACCCAGGGCCCTTGTTATAGTATGGCAAGGGAAAGAAGTGCCAGAGGAAATTGTTGCTGAAATAGTAGCAATGATGGCACAGTGTAAGGCTACGGTGCCTGAATTGGTAACCGCAAAGCAGTTCGATGCAGATGGTCTTGCTAAGTGTATTGGTAACACAATACATGTTGAGGATTCTAGCATCCTTAACAACAGAGACCTCGATCCTATTTATAACGCGATTGTTTTTATAGGAACAAAATATAAGGAATGCTTAGGTAATACTGGCACGTTTTCTATACATTTGTCTTCTGACTTGTCAGATGAGAAATATAAACGTGCAACAGGAAAGCCCACAGATGAAGCTCTTATTGCAGCAGTAGAAATACTTGCTACAAAAACTATATCATCTAGATATGCCCCAATTCTTAACGAATACGGCATGAAAAAGAGCATTCTTGAGGTTATTCACAATACCTATATGTATTACAACCATGTGTTCGTATCATAGTGGTAACAAAAGGCGTGAAAAACCTCGCTACGCCAAGGAGCAACATAAAAATGCTGTTCCTTATGTAAGAAAAAAGTATACAAACGCCGATTACAGGCGTGAGTACGCATAATAGTTATTAACAATTAAACATTTATCAAAAATGGCAGAGAAAAAAGACACAAAAGCTGCTGCAGCTGCTGCTGAGCAGGAAGAAGTGCAGGACGGCCTGCGCAACGCGAACATGATGACCGACAAAGCTGTTGTCGCCGCTATGGAGGACATCGAAAAGGGTAAGGACGACAAGAAGAAGCAGGAGGCCAAGATTCAGATCTGTGTTGCCACCTACGACAATCGCAAGAAGGTCCTGATGAAGCGCAAGCGCAAGGCAGAGGACAAGCTGGAGAAGTATGGTCTAGAGCAGACCCATGCACTCCTGGAGCGCTACCTGGGTGTGAAGTGTGAGATCAAGGACGGTGAGCTGGTGCCCACTAAGACCAAGATCGACGAGAAGGAGCGCCTCACGGCTGTTGAACACAAGCGTGAACTCAAGAAGCTCAACGAGGAGATGCGCAAGAAGGAGAGCGAAATCGACGAAGAGTATCGCAAGGGTGTGGAAGAACTCCGTAACTCTTACGAGGCTGAGTATCGTTGGTACCTCAACGATTGGTAATCTCTGAGAGCACCCATCATCCGTAGAGTCCGAGCCTTTGAGCCAATACTCTATAAAAAGAAAGCAGAATACGTTATAGAAGATCGGTAATAATATAGTTTCTGAAGTTCGCCTTTATATTAACTATATTCAGTCCGACAGGGAGCGACACTCGCAATCTAGGTCCGAGCCTTTGAGCCAGTGCCACGGGGTGATACCACCGTCCACACGGTGTAATAATATGTGGGCATTAGATCAAGAACTATGAGTTTTACTGAACCATAGAGTCAGCTTTTGCTGTAAAACAGTTTCAAGAATGCGAATACGCCCTATTGTGAGCCTTCGAGCCAGTGGTAGACCAACGTATTCAACCTTTATTTAAGGCTAAAATAAGCCTTTCTAAGCCATTTTAAAGCTTGAGTGGAATAGCTACCCACAAAAGCCTAGAAAACGTCTCAGAGAGCCTGAAAATAGCCTTAAATTGAATGTTTTGACCGATCATCAGAACGTTCTACACAAGAATCTTAGCGTGTCCCAGAATGAGCTGTTGGACGAGGGTTCGAATCCCTCCAGGTCCACGGCAAGTCCCAAGTTTTATCTGTCACATAGAGCGAATAAGGGGTGACTATCTGCGCAGCCCACTCGTAGGCCGTATGTGGGCATTATGGGCCTGACTGGATTTGACAGCAGTGGAAAGTAAGACATTAAACGCTTTGATATAAATTTAAACGGCGATTATAATATCGTTGACTACACGGGTCTCAAGGAGGCAGCGTGAAGTCGGTGAACCCTACCTAAGTGGGTGGAGCGAGTCTGTTCGCAGTCGGTAAGTTTCAGTAAATCTGTAAACTGGTGGGTTCGAGTCCCACACTCGCTACAAATACAATCAAATCTAAATTAACATGTTAAACAAATACGATTTTACAAATAAAGATGACGTTATCGATCAGCCAAGTATTCTGAAGATAACCAGCGATTAGGTGTAGATAATACACGCTAGCGGTACTGATACTGAGGAAATTCCAGAAGAAGGGCTTGTAATACAGATAGGTAATATAGATTCATTTATACCACCTACACCAGATCCTATTATTCCTGACGATCCAGAACCAACACCAACTCCTACACCAGAAGACGGTATAACTATGACAGCAATGATTGTGAATAATGCTGGTGGTAGATTAAACATCCGCCAATTGCAGTTATTATTGTGGGATGAGGATAATCAGCAAATACAATCTGTGACAGGAACAGTAACAACAAATAATAGAATAGAACAAGGTTTATCTGCACAATGTACTGTAATATTTGAAAGAGAATACGAAGGATTACATTTTGCATCAGGAGAACAGTATTCTGAAACATCTTATTTATGTAATTGTGGATATAAAATAAATGGAAGCAATTATACTTTCACAACATCTGGAGTAAGTGAAAGTTATATATTTCAAGATGGAGGATCATTTACTGTAACAATACCAAATAATACTACAGAGTGGATGGGTGGAGGACAAACACCTACATATGACACAGATCCTGATCCAACTCCTACACCATCTGGAGATGATCATGCACCTGAAACTACAGTATACAGTACAGCTGAATATACAGGAGGCAATGGAATTAAATTTGTCATAACAAATAATACTGGTTCTGAAGCAAGACTTTCAGGAAGAGTAACTTTAAATTTATCAAGAAATCAAAACGATTGGACAAATTCAACACAAGCGTACGCTAATATAGTTGATGCCAATATAGGTATACCTGATCAAAATGGGGATTATCACAAAAATAATATAATTATACCAGTTGGCGGATCTTATACCTCACCAGAAATAACAACGATTACTGGTATATATATGCCTACTACTGATTTTACTGATGGCACTTGGTATTTAATGAATTCTATCAATAATGCATATGGTTATCCAATATTTCTTTATACAAGGGAATATTCAAGATCAAAAACTGCAATCAGTGGGTCTCAGAATATGTATGCAGCTGCTCCTACACAAAACGTAAAACTTTAGAGAGGTTATACATATCATCTGAATCTATATTGGAAAAATCCATATGCAAGTCTTGATCCAGATAAGAGTGGTGCAAGGTATATTATATTAGCAGAGAATCAAACAGATTTATTATCGAATTGATATGAACAAAGAAGAAATAAAATTAATTGGACCAGAAATAAAAGGTCGAGTTGGAGAAACAGTTGCATTGCATGCCTAGTTTGCTACTGAATGTTATTCATGTATTCATGAAAGACGAGAGAAAATCGGATATACAAGGATACACGATTAGCAAAATAGTAAAGAATATACATATAATGCAATTATTCACGACGATACTACACATTTCATATTCTCCATAGGAGATAATGGAAGACCTGATTTAGGAATGACAAACGACATTGCTCAATTGTGGTGTCCTGTTACAATCATAAAAGATGATGAGAAAGGAGATGAAGATGTAGACCTTGGAAATTATAAATATTCTGTAGGTCTGATATCAGATCTTCATATCTCAAAAGACAATGATGATTGGTGGGATGAAGCAGACTTCAAACGTTGTATGGATCTGTTTGTTAAAGATCAGAACATAAAATGTGTAATGAGTTGTGGAGATATTTCAGAATCGGCTACAAATGCTTATCAAAGACATCCAGAAGCAGTATGTGATATTGATTATAAGGAATTAAAAGAAATGTATGATGTTCCTTATTGGCAAGTAGCAGGTCTTAGGTTGTTCTCACCACTTGGTAATCATGATTTCTATGGACTATTTGAATCTAGACAAGGTGATGTAAGAACTGGTAAAAAGAATTCCGAATGTATTTCAGGATATAATGCCAATGTAAACCAGAGAATTGCAAATTTATGGCCTACTGGTCAAGGTATCAATGGTATTGTACCTGGTAGAGGACGCATAGTATTTGATTTAGAAAAAGGCAAATCTACTCCTGTTGGTCAAGCTGACATGAACTTCTTCTCATATAACGACCATGTTGATTTATATGCAAGAAAAGGAGGATATACAGGAAGTTCGATATGGGATGCAAATAAAGGAGGTATATCAGATGAAGCTATCCGTTGTGCAAACAACTACGTAAATAGCCACTGGAATGAGGTAAAAGATAATCTCATTATGTGGAATGACGGTGGTAGTCACGGAAGAAATGGTTATTCTAAACTTAACTATTGGCTTAAGAAAGATGATGATATCTTTGTATTCCTTTCTGTAGATTATGGTAATGATATTTGGCCTATCAATGATAAGTGGCATGATCGTATGATTCATGCAAGAACAATTATCGATACCAAATCAAACGATCCATATATCAAGAGAATGGTTGAATACGTACAAGATACCGATTATGGTAACGGTGATATGTAGTATAATTACCAGTATTATAGTCCAAACAGTCTTATTTGGTTAAAAGAAATAATTGAAAATAATCCAGATAAGAAGATCTATGTATTTACTCATCATTTCTTGCCGAATAAAGCAGGTAATAGTTTAGGAATACCTCAACAAGGAGCATGGCAATATGCAGATATACATAAAGCTGGAGAAAAAGATATAAAAGAATCAAAACTTTATAGTATAGGTTCAAACGCCTTAACTGGTATTGAATTCTGGTTCTTAAATAAACTCAACAACAAATATAAGAATGTTATATTCTTCAGTGGACATTCTCATATAAGTTGGGAAAACGATGGACATTTTGTCAATCATGACTATAATATAGTCAGTCCATATGCACAAAACGCATATGTATACACAAGAGCAGATAATAATGAGAAGTCTACATCCGGATATACAGTAGCACTTCCATCATTGTCTAAGCCACGATATATAAATAGCAACGGTCAGTCAGAACGAAGGTATGCCGATGCTGAGTATAGTATTATGGAAATTTATGAAAAAGGTGTAAAGATAAAAGGTTATAAGATAAAGAAAGATAACAAAGATGTCAATACACTACTTAAAGAAAAATCCATAAAACTTATACAATAACCTTCTACAAGAAGCTCCTCACAAGGGAGCTTTTTGCGTATATGGTATTTTGTGAAGTTCGATTCTTCACTGCGAC